TGCGACAGCATCATGTTTATGCCGAGGCATCTCCTCGGGAGTGAGCTGATGGGTTGCTTCACCGCCGGTACTTCCCGCTGTATAAGTGGTGCCCCATTGGGATTTGCCTTGCGCCAGCAAGACACGTCCTGCTGGCATTGTGTCCCAGGTGCCGCCAAAAAGATCAGCAGGCGATGTCGAATTTACAGACATATAGATGCTGCCTACCGGGTAAATTAAATCAATTAACCTTTGCATTGGTACTAATGACTCTATAGCCTCTTTCGTCTTTAACGGCGTCATTGCTTTGTTATCAACTACACCAGCGATAGCTTCATCTGTTGTTGCTATACCAGTAATGCCAGCTAAACCTTCTAAGCTGTCAGCAATATCCTGCGCTCTATCTGCCTCTCTTGTAGCTGTAGTTGCTGAAGATGCTGCCGATTCAGCACTGCTTTCTGCACTTGTCTTACTCGCAGAAGCTGAATTTGCTGATGCTGCAGCTAACGTTTTAGATTCTAATGCAGATTCAGCACTACTAGAAGCCGCACTAGCGGAATCTGAAGCACTTTTTTTACTATTTTCTGCAGCAGTTTCAGCAGCCTTAGCATTTTCTTCACTTTTTGCAGATTTGGTTTCACTAGCTTTCGCATTATTCTCACTTGCTAATGCTGCATTAGCACTGCTAGAAGCTGATTCTGCCGAAGCCTGGGCTGTTTCTGCACTGGCAGCAGCAGACGACTGTGATGCAGCCGCAGCATTTTTACTTGCTAATGCTGATTCAGCAGAAGAAACAGCTGCACTTTTTGCGTTTTCTGCGGCAGACACTTTTTCATCAAGTAACGTTTGAACGTTATTGACAGCATCTTCTGCTGCAGTAGCCGCAGCTTCAACAGCGGTATTTTTAGCAGCAACAGCTTCGTCCTTTATTTCCGTAGTCTCATTTACTGCAGCATCTTTTATAGCGGTCAGTTCTTCGATTGCAGTATTTTTAATATTTGTTGTTTCGTTAACGGCGCTCTCTTTGACCTGTTTCGTTTGCTCTAATACATCTTTAGCTAAAGGTAACACCCTCGCAGGGTCCTCCGTCAGCACAAGCCCATCACCAGCATCGTTGATTCTAAAACTCATTCCAGCCTTTACAGGAAAAGTATTATTAAAATTATTTACATCAATACCAGCAGCTAATGTCCTATTCAATTTTTCATTTAATTGCTGACATATAAAAGTTAGATCGTCAAAAGACAATTCAATATTCTCTGTAAAAAACGGACCTTGATTAACCAGGTTCATTAGCTGATACAATGGCAGCTCACGATAAATAGTTATTTTATGTCCATCAGGAAGCGGATCGCCATTAGCTGGATAAGTAACTGTTTTAGCTCCAAGATCAACAGAAAAATTCTCCGTTTCTACGGCAACGCTATCATCACCTGTAATATATACTTTTATATATTCAGGATGATCCGTCATCTGAAATGTTATTGGGAATTTCGTTGTCGCTCCATTGCCAACATAAATATCTTTAACTGTCGTATTCTGTACCGTCATATTCTCACCACCCTTAAACCTTTACTGCGGCCGGAGCATCTTTAACTACAGTAGCATTTAACATACTGGCTATAGTTGATGCTATCTTTAACTTCTCGTCCAAAGATGCAGCCTTCTTCTGCTCCTCCAACAGTAAATTTATTTGGTCTTGTATGATAGCCTCTTTATCCATAATTTCACTCCTGTTCTATGTACCGGTGTTCATCAAACCAACGAACTTTTACGCCGGTTGCCTGCAAATCCAAGATATGTTTTCAACGGCTTTAATTACATCAGAATGACGTTTCCCAAAATGCTCCGCCACATACCGATTAGAAATAACTACCTGCCTATCAATGATTTGTATTAAATTTTCCATAACTCGTCTCTCCTTCCAAATAAAAAAGCGCCTACCGAAGTAAGCGCTTTCTATTAAGTTCTAACTAACTTTATGATACTATTTTAACTCATTTTTATAGTGGTTTTGTCGGATACATTTTTAATTTTTTTACATCGCCTCTGCTCTCATATCCAATAACCTTACATTACTATTTTAACTCTTGTTAAAGGGCATTTTGTCGGAAACTTTTTAAAATTTTAAATACCCAACAGGAAGGGAGTAGCTTTAACCGACACCCTCGGCAGGAATTAAACTAAGCTTTGTATTGATTACATCAAGTGCATCACACGATATTTTTATACCTATGTCTTTTATTGTTGTGGCGAAGCATTGCGATTTTTCAGGCGTGTTACAGTAGTTATAAAGTTTTAATACTTCATGCAAAGCAATCAACTTACCTTCTAAATCCTTTATCTTCTTCTGTAGCTCTATATTCATAGGCGCATTAACAAGCATAGGTCTTTGTGGCTCACACGACGATTTTACTGGGAACAATTCAGCAGGTGTAAATTTTCGATTTCTAGCTTCGTATATCTTTCTAACTCCACTTTCGGTAAGTACTATTAAGGCAGCGATCGTAGACTTGATTTTATTCTCTCTGCGGTACTCGAATAAGTCATGTCCACGCAAAAAGTAAAAATCTACATTCTCTGTCATAAACCACGGTCTACGAATATAATTTTGAATCGCCGACGCATCAACCTTTAAAATCATAGCTACGTCTAACTTAGTTAACACCGGTACGCCTTTCCAATATTTTAACGTAGGCTTATAAGCTTCCTCAATAAGTGTTTGCTGCAAAGGCTTTTTGCTTAGCTGTGCTTCCATTTCGTGAAAACGGTTGATATAAGACGCGGTAAACGACGATCCTTTACGACCTGTTTGCTTATGAGCTAAAAACTCACAGCCTTTCTTGGTTATTTGATATTTCTTTAATGTGCGACCAGTAATGTCTTTATATGTGGATTCTTGGAAAAAATCACTGAGTCCAATTTTGGTCTCAGTAAGATATTTGGCGTAAACACTTATATCCCTTAATAAATGATTATGTTCTTTTTCTAACATTACTGCTACTTCACGACTGTCCAAGGTTAAACGGTTGATGTTATTCATATTGACTACTCCTTTCACTTGAAAGAAGTCGCCCTCTATGATAGACTATTTCACAGAGGGAAACCTCTGGTGTAATAGACTGATTGTTTTGCTTGCGAGGCGGCAATCAGTCTATTTATTTTTTAGGCCCTTAATCCCTTTTCGAATTGCCTCTGCGCGTTTTTCTCCAGTTTTTTGGCAATAATTATTTAAAATTTCTATGCTCTCTTGATCTAACCGAACAGTAACACGCTCTTCTTTAGGATTATTAGTAGGACGACCAATTTTTGCAGCCATTTCTTCACCTCACTTTTGTCTGCCATAATTATATTACATTATTGTCTGCCGAAAGTCAAGAATAAAAATAGAAGTAACCTAATATTATTAAAAAGTACGTCTTATCTGAATTAATCATATAACAAACTTTCATCAAATTCTTTATCAAAAATCTCTAATTTTTTATACATTTTTATTTTATGTTCTTCTATAAACTTTGTCGTCAAGTATTTTTTTCGTTCGCCATCATATAAAAAGTAAAAAAAGAAAAATATCCGTCCTTTTATTCTAATATCTAAGCTCCTATCTATAGCAACTAAATCCCGAAGGATACTATCATATAATTCCTCAACAGATGACATATATATAATTATCATATATTTTTCAAAAGTATACTCTGCATTTTTAGGAAAACGCAATTTTCCTAATTTATTATAAACATTTTCATATATCACAAACATCATTGCTGGAGTATACGTTGGAGATGTAGCATACATTTTAAAAACTTTATCTGTATAATCTAATAAAGATAAAGTTATTTTATCTTCTATAAACTCTTTTTTCATTTTTGATGATAAAAATTTTGCATATGAAGTAAATCTATTAAATTCCATATAAGCGACCTCCTAAAAATTGGCTTTTCAGTTTTCAACACGATTATACCATACAATTTATAATTATGTTATAATTGTGAAAAAGATGAAAGAAGGGTTATTGTGAAAAAACATTTTATCTTATTACTTATCTTTTTTGTCATTTTCATTTCTGGATGTTCTTCATCCAACGAAAAAAATAATATTTCGGTAACAAATACATCCGTTAATAAACAAAGCACAAATAAATCACCAATGTCTGAAAAGAATAGTACTAAACAAAATTTTGCAATGAAATTATATGAAAATACAAAATATAATTTTAGTATAGAAATTCCTAAAGAATTTGATTACGTTTCTCCTAAAAGTCCTAATATAATAATGTCTGCTGTAGATGAATCTCATATAGCCAATATAAATATACTGGTACGTACTATTGATGAACAAATAACAGCAGAAGAGTTCAATAACTTAGTTGCAGAAGACCCGCAATCTTTAAATTTACCCGGGGAAATTATTGATCGTGGAATAATCAATACACAAAATAATAAAGCAGCTTATGTATTATGTATGCTAAAAGGAAAAAGTTCAGATATACTATTACAGCAATTTTATATATTTAATAAAAATATAATGTTTGCCATTAGCTATGTTGCTCCAAAAAAATACTTTGATAACTGCAAAAAAAGTTATTATGAATCAATCAAAACATTTAACGTGGAGGTATAAAATGTTCAAATCAATTTTATTGATTGTAGCGGCTTTAGTTTTACTTACATTTACTAATTCATTGGCTAAATCTGGCTGGGGACTTTTATGGTTACTACCACTATATTTATTAGAAATATTTATGGTGCAAAAAGCGATAAAATCCTATAAAAGCAAAAAGGAGAAGAATTAATGCTTAAAAAGATTCTAATAATTTCAATAATTTCTATTTTATGGTGTTCAAGTATAGCGTTTGCATATGTTTTCGGTGGCTCTAATTTAAGTTTGTCAATGTATCCAGAATTTAATTCATATTTACCTTACAATCCGAGCAAATATGAAGTTGAACTTTATGTTGAAGAAGCAAAGAAATATGTAGAAAACTGTAACAATGATATCCAGCGTATTCAAGAAGCACAAGCTGCGGCTATCCGTAAAGCAAATGACGTAATTTATAGATACAACAATGGATTCTGATAAAATACCCCCTCAAATTTGAGGGGGTATTTTTATTTTACCGTTCTTTTTTCGGCCGACGTCTAAAGATGTCGCCAACTTCCGGCTCCATATCATTGAATAAGATATCATATCCGTTAAAGAATAATTTGTTTAATTGTGCAGGCACACCTAATGCTGTTCCAACAAATGTAGCAGTAGGCTCAACCAATTCGTCATAATCTGCTTTGCCTTGGTAAACCTTTTGTACCTTACCGGCAGCACGTTCCATTTGCTCTATCGTGCCTTGTACTGCAGTCATTCTATACCCGTAAGTCTGCATTCCTAAAGCCCTGCTCCAGATAGCATTACCAACCTGCCCAACCGGTCCGGCTAAACTCATAGGGTAAGTAAGCAGTTCTTTTGATATCTTTTGATATTCATCCTTATCTTCTTCAAATGGATCTTCGGGCGGCAACATCAAGTTTATAAAAGCAAACATTACAAACTTAGCTCCCACAAACGAAGTAAGACGCATTATGTCTTTTTCTTTTAAGAAAATATTATACTCTCTGGCCCACTGATTATATTGTGTATTGAAGAAGCCTTGGAAGGTAGTAAACAGTTTAAGCATAGGTCCGCCACGCAAAAGCGGTGCAACCTCCGTAACTCTGCTGCTGCCAAGTGTACGTCTAATAACCGTATTGGCAAAGTCCACCGCTTCTGCTTCGCCTGCACCAGCCCTTATTTTCTTGCCATACGCCTGCATCCATACCGGAATAGCAGAAAGATTATCAGTAGCGACCAGCAATCTTGTGCCAAATTCAACAGCTTTCTTTTCTATAGGATTCAGGCTTTCCATTTCTTTCATATCCCGCAAGGAAATATCAGGAAGCACAGACCTTTCTTTCATCCAAGGGGATTTGCTGTAAACAAATTCCTTAGCCGATTTATAGCCCTCTGCAAGCTGCATATTCATACTGTAATTACTCACAGCGGCAACGACATCACTATATCCAAAACCATCTACAGCATTACCATAAAGCAAGGGATTACCCAAGTTCTGAACGGCAGTTTTAAGGTTAAGCATAATGGCAGCATTTACAGTACGAGCCCTAAGCCAGTTAGCAACACTGCCCATCCAGCTTTCACCAACAGAGCCGCTGTTAGTACCTTGAGGATTTGCCGCACGTTCAAGATATTCTTTAAAGGCGGAGAAATCGGCCAGGCCTAATTTTTCTTTAATCAGAGTATACATTTCCTGATCGTTCATAATTTTGCGGAAATCGCCCATAACCTCACGGAAACACAGATCATGTATCGCATCCATAGCAACATTAAACTCTGCTCCACGTTTTAGATTAACAGGATATTTAGCCTTAACACGTTCTTTTAAATGGCCTCGTCTGGTGCTCATTGTTCTAATATTGCGGCCTTGTCTGGGGTCAGTATCAGAAATAACTTCTTGCCCAGCGTGTTTAGAACCAGTATCACCGTCACGCATCAGCGGGAAATAACCGCCACGCATAACAACAGTCTTGCCGTCTGATAACGTCAGCTCTACAGGCGACGCTTCTACTTTCTTAGGACTAAAACCTGTCCAACGAGTTTCAAGAGCTTCCATTTCAGACCAGTACATCTCTGCAATTTCTATCTTAGCCTGTGCATATTTTATATCCGCTTCAGTAAGATTACGCCCTAAGAAGTCAAGTAAATTGATTTTAGTCTGTACGATATCGCCATCTACCCACAAGGCAGAACTTTCAAAGCCTACCGGTCTAGTGCTGCACAATACTCTGGCACTGCTCTCGTTTCCTAAATTCATAAGCATTTTTACTAAAACGTGCTTATCTACAGAAGTACCTAGCTCGTCATATTTTTCCTGATAATCGGCCGCCTTTTCTGCAGCTTTATCCGGCAGCCATTCCCTGTAAGCCTGCGCTGTTTTTTCCTCATATTCTAAAACTTTTCTTGTTTCATTATCGGCTGCTTCTCGAATAGATGCGCCAAAATGTTTGCTGAAAAATCCATACTGCCAGTCGTCCATCATTTCAAAAAGATTGTCCGTACTGCGCAAAGATGCTTTTAGCTTCTCCATTACTGTAGGCTGCTGTGCAACGCCAACCTGCGGTTTCCAGATAGTTTTCAGCTTATTAAGTGTTTCCTGTGCTTCAGCTTTAAATTCAGCATAGGTAGCACCTTTCTGTAAAGCATTGATACTCATTTCCTGTTTAGCGATCGCTTTGATATTTTTAAGCGCATTTACTACATCTTCAAGCTGGCTTGCCGTCATACGTTCACGAGGATTTGTAATGCTAACATCCTCATCCATTATCCAATCAGCAACTGCAACATTGTCATAAAGATCATCCATATCATTCAGATAGTCTGATAAAGTTTCTGTCTTTTCAAAATCAGAATAATCTTTACGCTTATAACCGAACCTTTCCATAATTGCTGCTGATTGAATAAAGTTTCTTTCATTACCCCACGTTTCCCTTTTAGCTTTAGCCTGCTTCCTGAAATAATTCTGCCACTTAGCATACTGATTGCGCAGTCTTACGCTTTCAACTACACAAGCATGATTAAACGCCTGGACGTTTTTATATCGGACCGCAGCAGAATAATCATCATTTTCCAATGCCACAGCAGCTTTAGCCGCAGCGTTTCTTTCGGCAGTAATATACTTTTGGGTATTCAAAGCCTCCTTTAATTTTACTCTGTTCTGCAGGTCCATCTGTGCCTGTATTTTAGCCGTTTGCCTGCGTGCAACAGCAAGTTTTCTAAGAGTTTCAGCATCACGCTGACTCTTTAACAAGCCTTGTGCTTTATCCTCAATAAGCTGTGCTTCTGTATTTATCAAAAGACCGCTCTCGTCATTATACATAGCATCACGTGCAGCTTCTTCAGCAAGCCCTCTCTCTTTGTAAATATCAGGATAGGCGTCTTGCACCATTTCATCAATATGTCTGTTAACCGCACCATTAAAAGATGGTTCTGACATAATCGTTTTAGCCAGCTCGTCACCGGAAGTAAAACCATTAGCTTCAGCTATCATATCAAAAGTTGCCATTTTACTTTCATCAAAATTACCTTCTAAATATCTGTTAGCTATGCCCTTAGCCGTTTTTAAATCAGATGCAATATCAAGTATCTGCTCCGAAGCCATATATAACGGCTGTTTTGCAATCGCTTCTTTAACCTGCGGCTCTACATCTTCACGATATTTTTGAATTCGGTCTTTACGCTCCTGATTGAAATTAACAAGGCTTTCTTTTGTTAATAACTGTACTGCCTTATCGTGAGCTTTAGCAGCAAAATTACGCAGCATTTGCTTACGTGGTTCTGAAAGTGCATCTAATACAACATCTGGCAAAGCAGAAAAATAACCGTCAATACGCTCCATTTCTGATATTTGCTCTTCACTGGCCAGCATCCTGTCAAAAACCTGCCTTACTTCATCGTTGATTGGAACAGCATTTTTACTGCGCTTATCCGAAAAAACGGCGTTATAAACAGCAAGCAGCCATTTTTTGAACCTGTTAAATACCGGCTGCAGCTCTTTTGAAGGTGCCTTGCCTTCAAGCATATAAGTTTCTGCGGCCTCTGCCCAGCGTTCATGTGCTGCTGTTTTTTCTTCCTGCGACAAGCTATCCCAGTCTTTAGTGACACCGGCATAATCAAGCATAGTCTGACGGTCTTTTTTCATCTGCTCTGTAGCATTAGGGAGTGCCCCTTCACGCATGAGGTTCTCAATAAAATAATGGCCAACAGCTTCATGAATAACAGTACTCATATCAGCACCTTCAAACAGGCTGATAATTGCTTTGCCTTCTTCGTCCCAGGTGATAGCGCCTTTCTTATCGTTATTAACTTTTTGATTATAACTGTTGATTATTTTTATTGCCTGATCGTCAAAAATTACATATGATTCTCCATCTACCATTCCAACATATTTAATTCCTTTTATCCCTAATTTATTTAAATGTTCAGATGCTGCTCTGGCTGGATTTTCCGCCCCCCTCCTTTTCATCTCAAACATTAATTCTTTATAAAAGCTTCTGCCGCTATTCGCACTCCCACCAATTCTTTCTAATTCAGCTTTAATAATCTCGCGTACTTTAGGCGGTTGCTTTTCAATAGATTTATTTTCATCAAGTAATACATCATTTTCAGGGATTTCAACCTCAACTAGAGAGCCTTCGCCAGTATATGTATCACGGCTGCCTTTCAATCTATCCCTATACCGTTTAGCAGTATTTTTGCTGAAAGCAAAATACAAACCCCACCCATGGGCCTGTATACCTGTTCCTGTACCAACAGATCCCAAATCAAATTTTTCAAATTTATGTGGGCTTCCGTGAAAAGCGGTCTGGTAGTATCCCTGCATTTCTTCTCGTCTCTTGCGGAGTGCATTTTCATCTGGTATACTATTATTAAGAAGACTGCCAAGGTTGTTGCCTTTGCTAGCGGAATCGCTGCTAGGAGATTGTAACAAATTGTCAGTCTTAACAAAACCGCTATCTGTTGAAAACGGCATGAGCCATTCGGGCTTCTCGTTTTCAATCAGTTTAGCGGTTTTTTCTTTATTGATGTATCTTAATTTTCCGTTTTCAATTTGCTTAGCAAACCATTCATAGCGTGGTTCGCCTGTCTTATTGTCAGTCTTACCATATGCGCTTATAATTTCGTTCATAACATATTTATTGCTTTTATTATCTACTTCAAGCTCAAAAGGCACTACAAGGGTTGCTCCATTTTTAGATTTTAAATCTAGAGCAACTATTTTTCTTTTTGCACCATTCTTACCATCATAGGTATCAAATATCATTAAGGGATCAGTTAATGCCCTAGGTATCTGCTTCACTATATCAGCAGACATATCACTTTTATGTTTTCCATTTAAAACTTTATCAAGATTTTCAACAGACATATCTACCGGCAATATTTTAGCACCAGCAACTTCTAACGCAAGAGGTGTCTGCATTACTCTAATAGTTTTATCTACCAATTTTCCTGATATAAACTTATCAATATTAGCAGCGAAGTTATTTTCATCCTCAAGCAATTTTTCGTTAGCGCTTTTAGTTTGCATATATCGGCCCTTAGGAGTGCTGACAACTCGTTTGAAGCTTAAAGGGTTATCTCTGAAATACTGCATAGGGTCATCAGGATTAGCAATCATAGCACGGCTGGTTAAAATAGCCAGGACGTCACCTGTTTCCTTTTGATTTAGTCCCGCTTCGGTCAATTCATTTCTAAAAGTATTAACTGCAGTTCTAAATTCCTCGTCGTTCTCCAACGCTTTTTTATAAGCGCTTTGGAGAGCTTTTTTATTTCTGGCGCGTTCTTCTGTATAACCACCCTGTTCAAAAGCTACGTTATTGCTTACAGCCTGGAAAAAGCCAGGATTTTGAGCCTCTGCCGCACAATACGTACCCATTGGCATTTCAATATCCTCACCACGAACAGCAGCCGCCTGCAGTTCAGAAACCTCTATACCAAAGGTATCTTTTACATCCAGGTTAGGATTTGCCTGCGCATATGTAAAAAGGGTTTCAGCATCTACATAAGCCTTTTCTTCTGTCGTTTGGTTCAGTACTAGTTTGCTGGCAGTAATATCTACGTCCTTACTGTTTTTCATCGTTTCCGCAGTACGTACAGCCTGCTCCTGCATAACTCTATTTGCATTACGGTCTACGGCAATGCTTACCGAACCTCCAAGCCCACCAAACACCGCACCAATAGCACCGGAATAAGCGCCTCTTTTAGTGATTTCTCCAAACTCCTGATAAAATTTAAGTATTTGCTCTTGAGTGGAAAGATTCGCATTTTTAGCCCATATTTCAGCAGCAGCATCCGGGTATTCCTGAATCCATTCAGTAATGCCTTCTGTCAATGCAGTTTTAAAAACTTCTTTGGTCTTACCGCCCATAGTTGCGATTTTAGCGGCTCTTGCTCCTGCTCCCATGACTTTGCCCAAGCCAACTTTTTCAAGAGCAGACTGTGCAACAGCGTTTAACGACGCCGCAGCTCTGGCCCTGTCATTAGATACCCCAGCTTCAGTAAGATCTAAATATTGTCCGCCTGCAATCTGACTGCCCATAAAGGCAGCAGCACTCCAGCCGCCTGTACTGATTGCAACGCCGACCTGTGCCGCTAATTGTGGTGCATTCTGCAGTAAGTCATAATAAAACTGGCCTGCCGCAGTTTCAGCCTTTACTTCTTCCGGCTTAAATATTTCACTGCCACCAATGCGTTTAGCTTCAGTACCAATAGTTTTTAGCTTATCTCCACCGACAGCATACAAAAGCCGTCCTATTGTATCTGCGCTAAAAACCTTGGATTCCGTTGTCAAGTCAACATCTTTTTTATCTGCACCCAAATCAGCAAGCAGTGCAACTGCACCATAACCGCTGCGAGCAACATTCTTAAAACCATTTTTCAGCGCTGTAATACTTTTCCAGTTATTTTCTTGCTCGCCCCAAAATTCTGCAGCTTTAGTACCGGCAATGCTCATAAGCACAGGGTCTTTTAACGCCTCTGCTGTTCTTGGTGCGATCTTTTCATATTTATTCCAGTCATAATCAAAGTTTTTAGGTAAATAATAATCAGGATTACGAGCTGCCATTTGAAGCGATATATTATTTGCATTAGCTCCTTGTAATGCTTTAGTCTTTAAATCGTCTGGTATAAACTTTCCTGCCGCTGCTACATCGTACAATACAGACCTTGCCATATTACCACTCCTCGTTAATTTCTCCTCTTAATGCCGCTAAGTGACGTTGTTTGATAGATTCAATAGCATCACTGAAATTCATTGCTGCTAAACCAGTACGCTCACTGGCTCCCCAATCACTGAACCAGGGAGCACTTTCATTTTGCTGTACTGCCGTATTACTCTGCTGCGGAATATCTAGCAAATGTGGTGCAGCATCTACACCATCACGAACTGCCATAGCCGCAATTTGCTTATTGAGTTCTTGAATATCCATCGGACTATTATAAACCGTAGCATATTGAAGCGCTGAAATCTGATATTTATCATTCGGGTTTATGGATTCAAAGATTGTTTTTGCCTGTCCCAAATCAATATTATTGCCGTTCTGTATCTGATAAGCATCTATATAAGGATAAAGCTTAGGAGATAGGCTGCTCTTTAACGAACCCCATTCACGCTGTTTGCTATTATAATTTTTAAAAATAGCTTTATTCTGCAAAATTCCCGGTTTATCCTTTGTCCCATACAATACACCATATCCATCGTCGTATCTTTTCTGAGGATCAGTTTTATCTTCTATTGCATTATCCAAGTAAATTTGAGCTTCTCCTCTTTCCACTGGATCAGAAAGTGCTTCATTGATCATAGTAGCTAACTGTTTATCAACATCCTTATTTCTTGGATCTTGATTCCTAGCAAAAGCCAATAACCTGCTTCTATCTGCTTCACCCAAGACTGTTGCATTTTGGTTGATTAACGATACTGCTTCGGCTGGTGTTACAGTGCTATTCGTAATTGCATCCTTGATTGATTTATAAATGCCACTATTAGATACCGCAGCGGCAGCTTTTGTCTGAATGCCTATTAAATCATCACCGAATTTTAATAACGTCCGTTCTACATCTGCATCTCCACCAGAAGCACTAAAAACCATATTTCTCATATCCTGCGAATCAATAATACCTGTTTTAAAATTGTCCCATAATCTTTGTTCTATATTTTTTATGATCATATTTTGCTGATTAGCTTTAATGGATTTATTAATATTTACCTGTTGCACATAATTGTTCCAGGCCTTCTGCTTATCTTCTAATGTAGGAGCAGCACTTATAGGATGAGCAAACCCTAAAACTTTATAATGATCTAAATCAAGTTTCTCTGTTCCGTGCGAACCAGCTTGAATAACTTTCCCTGTAGATTTTTCATAAATACCAACATGATCACTGTCATCATTACCTTCCCAGTCCCAATAAACAATGTCACCATTTCGAAGCTGATTCCGTTGGGTAAAAAACACTCCATTTTTCTTTGCATCTTCCATATTGGTTGGCGCCCACGTATTTCCTTCTTTAGCCCCGCCTGCTTTCAACCAGCGATTAACGCCTACAGTACACTGATTTTCACCAAAATTCTTACCTATATCACCATTGGCTGCTTTTAAAATTGCATTTGTATCTATTTCATTAGAAAAATTATCGCCAAAGATATAATCACGTGCAGCGCCTTCATCCTCACCAAAAGTAGCATAAAGGTTCTGTCCCATGTTAAACAGCCGTTCTTCTTGTTTACGAGCATAAACATTTTTAGCATAGGCACTCGTTACGCCCGGATCCATATAAGGACCATATTTTTCAACATAAGCTTCGGCCGTATTTATATCGCCATTAGCATAACTTCTGTCTATCAACGCCTGACCTAATACTCCAGTCCATTTTCTATACTCTAAATCAAGCCTTTCTCTTCCATATGTTCCATATCTGGAATTTATGGCGTAATCAATTTCTTTTTGTACATCGGCTATAACTGCAGGGTCATTAGGAGATAAAACAGCCTTTTGAACAGAACTATTTATAGAATTAGCAAAAGTAGTATTCTGCCAGGCTTCAAACTGCTGCGCTCTGTATTGCCCCAAAACTCTGCGATTAGCATTGTCAGTTTGCTGGGTGCTGTAATCAAATAACATAGCACCTTTGCCGTACTTTACGCTTTGAGGACTTTGAGCCATAAGCTCGCTGCGTATCTTTCTTTCGCCAGCTTCATACTCACCGACAATGTCAAGAGCACCTTTTTCTTTTTTCTGCATCAACTGCATTCTTAGATCGTTAGTACGTTTTACATACTCATTATTAGCCTGCAGAACGTCGGTTCTTATGATCTGCTCTCTTACCTGCTCAACACCGGCCTGAATAATTCTACCGGTCTGGGATGATTCTCTTGCAACAGCCTGCTGACCGCTGTTATCATAGCGGACATTAGATACTTTACTTGCCGGTGCTCCTAACTGCGCACCTACTTGGAAAATGTCGATTGCCATATTCTAGCCTCCTTTTGGGTATAGAAAAAGCGCTTTAACAAATTGTTAAGCGCTTAAAGGTGTGTTATAATGTTGTCCGAGATAGTTTAACTATGTTGGCTTATCAGTCCGTAACTGATTGGTGGTGATCCTATGAGCATATATCAAGCATTATCCCTAATGATAGCGTTTGGTATTCTCGTGGCTACCATTATTCTTGCCGTAAAATAGCAAGAAAATAAGCCCAACGTAAGGTCGCGGGCTCGTTTTCAATCACATTCTTGTTACGAGATGAGCTAACGCTACCACACGTTAAACTATCTCTTTTCACATTTTACAATTATGAGGGAGAGCCAGCGTGCGACCACTGACTATCTCTTTTCGTTTATTATATAATACATTTCGTACTAATGCAACACTCTCTTACCACTCTCTTGGTACTCTTTTCTTAAATCCAGTTATAACCTGTGCTTGTACCATAAGTAGTTTCCCATTTACTAGAACCATAACCGCCTAAAGATATATTACCACTATTACCCCATCCATACCCGTCACTTCCTTTTCCATACGAGGAAGCACCTTGCTTTCCTGAGCTCTTAGGACTGTATAAACTACCTGCAAGGGATAACCCACTCATAAGCATATTATTCATAAGTGCACGCTTACCGGCTTTACGGTAATTGCGTGCATTTTGATTATAGATATCACGTTGATTAACAAGGTCAGTAGACTGCTGAAAAATATTCTCAACGCCTTGCCTTGAATTATAGCGTTCAATAGCAAGCTCTGTTTCCATATTATACGCACTATCAGCTAAAGCGTTTGCCGCACTGCCTGAAGCTGTTATACCGGAAGCACCTATATTAGCCCTCTGCTGGCTTAACATAGCGTTCATACGACGGCGTTTATTTTCTTCGTTGATAGTATTTGACTTAGACTGTTCTTCAGCCTGTGCCTGCAGTTTATCTGCGTTCTGATTCGCTATCTGAGCATTTACCTCTGCCTGTTGAGCGGCAGCGTTATATTGCTGCTGCTGCGCTCTGCCTGAAATAAAGCCACCCAAAAGAGTGGCGCCTATTGTTGCTGCTATGCCCATTATTCATCATCCTTTCTAAACTCAAAAAAGTGATGCGGCAGATTATAAACTCCATGCGGCGCTGGTTCATGTATTTCTGCGCCAAGCCATTTAAGCCAACGCATTATATTATCATTTCCAACGTTGACCCAGTTATATAACCTGTCGTATCTCTTTAAAAGCTCTCTTACAGCCTTTTTAGTCTGTCTTCCGAATAATACCTTATGGTTCTCCGTTTCCTTCGTCATAAGCAGCCATACGCGCCCCTCGTCGCTCATTATCGAAGCTTTTCTCACTCCATATACAGCAGCGGGTACGCCGTTGATATGCAGGCAGCCGATTTCATCACTGTGCTTCAATCCATCTAAAATATCATTAAGAGCGTTAGGACCAATAGCACAAAATAGTTCACTGTAATTATCTGGTTTAAGATTAGCCGCTATATACTCAGCATCTGCCCTTGTGGGCTTTACAAATTCATACTTTGCCATAATACACCTTACCCTTCTATTTCCGGAATCAAAGATAATACAGTCATCGGCAGCGGATCAGGCTGTTTAATTATTATCTGCTGAGTTTCATCATAAGTAGCAGACTTGATCGTTACTTTAAACTTGCCTGTTTGTAAATCAATCGGTTCCCCATAGTCTTCATTACTGCGCCATTTAAATTCATCTAACTCATTCTCCTTCATTCCAAACAATCCACCACGGCTATCTTTAAGTAATAATGTAACTGTAGCAATTCGTTTCTTCCGACTTAAATATGTGCCATCTTGAGCTGTAAAATCTATAGGCAGTGTTTTTATTTCCGCATCTATAGGCAGCCCTACATGAACCTTCTTATATTTATTTCCAAGAAGAACCTTGCCGTTTTCTACAGTTTGCTGAGGAAGTACATTTCCATCTGCCAATATAGCCACAGTATAACCTTCTAAATGCTCAAGACCTGATATTTCATCGGTCGGCTCTCCTTCATGGGTTATCCCACTATCGACGAAAAACTGATCCTCTACATTAGTACTTTTATCACGGCTTTCCATTATTTCCACATAATACTGCCCGCCACGCTCAATTACTGCATATAACTTATCTTCTGTTGACCCTCCGATATTACATACACTAACAAACTTCCCACCTGCCGTGGTATGCTGGTGCCATGCGTAGACATCCTGTTCCTTGATGTAGGTAAGCCCTAACAGCAAACCATCATCACGCACACACCAAACAATACTGTTAGGTATCTGCTGATAGGTCATAGATATTATTTTATGCCCTTCAAACAAGTGCGAAGCCAATAAATTTAAATCATCACCAGTATATTTATCAACATCATAGCTGTAAGCAAGGTCACGTATGATATTGCCCTGGTGCTGCACATAAATAATCCTGCTGCCGATAGTGACAGGATTAACATCTGACACACCCCTATATTCCTGCGGTTGACTTAAAACATTGCTTCCTGTAATGGCTTTACCTCCGCCGCTTACTTTAAATTCTCCGCCGGCTGTTAACAGCAACATTTCACCAAAAGCTATAATTGCCTTAATGCCATTCATTTGTCCACCGTTTAAAGTAGCAGTAATTCCATCATCATCGGCAGATGGAATGCTTGTTCCAAAGTTATAATAGTCTCCTGTTTTACTTGTCCAGAATGTCTGCGGAAATCCTTTACTTCCCGCAAAGACTAACCTGTCTTCATAAAACCCTGTTGCAGAAGGATACCCTTTTTCACCATTCCAAGCAGCAAAAGCAAAATCACGGGTTTCATCTGTAGAAGCCAACTGTTTTTTTACAGTCCCTTTCACTACTGTAGGGCTAACATATTCAGTAATCAATACATGCCCCGTATAATCTCCCCCGATGCTTTGAATGGTTATATAGCCTCTCTGCTTCTCATTTTCACCGCTCCAAACGTCTGTATTAAATTCAGTAGAAGTAACTCTGTAGTTAGCAATACTTTCAGACGTGTTCTCCTCAGTCAAGCTATAATTCTGGCTTCTGTTCCCGCTTTGTGTTCTTATGTTCACCCATTTTAAAGAAACAGGATCATATTTTTCCAAACTAAAATTACCATTCCAAAATCCGAAACTCTCTACATAGACATTAGATTTTGGCAATACACTAACCTGTAAATTTTCTCCATTATTACTTGGAATCCCCTTTTTGTAGTCTGTTTTTAAAAAATGAGTTAGGGCAAAAAGTTGTCCTTTATCACTTTCTGAAAAAATACTAGAGGTAGAAGTTACAGTTATATCTCCATAAACATCAGAAGCTTTTACTGTAGTATTATCACCAATAGGAAAACCATACTCAACTATAACCCACCCCGGCGAACCATTTTTACCATTTAAAGTTTCCCCTGTTCCTTTACTGCCTGTAACACCACCTGCTCCACCGTCTCCGTAAGAAATACCATCAGTTCCATATACGACATCATGCGAATCATCACTGCCAGTTCCTCCGCCAAGTGCGCCGCTGCCGCCCCCACCACCTCTAGCTTCAATCCCCAATACAGATGATGATTCACCATCAGTTCCAGGAGACGACCATGTTCCTGCATAACTAACAGTTCCTGTTCCACCCTTACCACCTGCACCCACTATAACTTCGTGCGATGTATTTGGAACCACCGAAACATCTTTTATAATCAAAGCACCTCTACCGCCTGTTCCTCCGCCTGCATTAGTCCCGCCTGTAGAACGAGAAAAACCACCCCCACCGCCGCCACCACCAGCAACAATTAATCTCATTGTAGTTGTTTTATCAGAAATATTAAGTGTATATTTCCCTGGTGCTGACCACTTTAAAGTTTTAGTTATTACACTTGACCCACTATAATTAGATAAATCAAACGGTCCACCTGTAATATCCATTGTCTCAAACCGCCAGTCTAAACTGCCATATCTTGCAAGTGTCATTGGCGCATGTTCAGGATGAACAATGAAAAGAACATCAGCGCTCTGTGTATATTTTATTTTTGCGGCATCTTCTAAATCTTTATCAGAAAAAAAGTTTTCTATGCTATATGGTGTGCCATCTTCTTTAACAACAATACCACCATTTGTATAAAACTGGCATCTGCCAGCAGTAATTTCAACAATATAATTTTGATCTGTGCTGTACATAAATGGTATTAGCACAGCCTTTTTATTATTATAAGTCTGCGCGATGAACTTAAAGCCTGGTCTATTAGCAGCGCCACCATAACGCAGAACGAAAAAATTTCTTAAAACAGCAGCTCCGCTGTCATATTTAGCAATATCAGTACGTCCATACATAGACGGCGACAATTCACCGCCGGCAAAACTTGATTTTAATTGATAGAGTGCCATAATTATGCCCCCGTAAATCTTGCTGCCGCTAATCTGTCAATGTGCGGATCCAGCAAATGTTCTTCATCAGCGTCAGTAGAGCTGGCTTCTGCAAAATAAGCGTTATAAGCCTGGATACACATCTGCGTTAAATCCAGTTTGCCAGTCAACGCATAAGCAATTTCTGCAGCGAGCTTCCATCCAAATGCCTCTACAAATTGAGCATCATATAAATCTGCGTCGGTAACATCTACAGTGTATTCAATCCAGGCATTGCCGATATTAGTATAAATAGCTTTCCCCTGTTTATCCGAAACGATTTTATATTGGTTATCCCTCGGCAAGCCACAAAAATGCTCGTTATACATCATTCTCAGGCATACTGCATCAGCAGGATAACGATATGCATACTTCCAGTTAGGAGGCACATCTTGAATAGCAGCTAACTGTACACTTCTTGTAGCAAATGTCCAGGGGAATTTCCTTAACACGGCCTGTCTAACATAGTCATAGCAGCGACGGCATACTCGTGCCGGTTCGCTAGCTTCGTCAAGTCGTTCTATTGTAGCTACGCCTATATGATTAAGTGCAATATTACAAATCTCAACCTTATCCATAATTTCACCTCTGTTATAAAGAAAGCCGGGGACATATGCCCCCGGCTGATTTAATCTTGCGCCAGTGCCACTAATTCATTAATAATAGCTTCCCTGGATTTCTGACTTGTTTTTATTCCCTGTTCTTTGGCTAATTCTTTTAAATCATTAAAGTTCATTGCTTCATATTGGAGATAACGCGGATCGTCATTACCGGAAGATACTGTTGCTGGTTTATTAAGTTTCACAAAATGTTCAGGAACCTTAATATTATCTGCAAGCGTTACAATATCATCACGCCTATACATACGACCCAAAGTAAAACAATTACGCTTTACTTTGTAAGTAGCCATTATAAAGTTACCTGTATGCCGTCAGTCATATAAGCAAAGACCTTGCCGCCCACAGCCTCACTAGCGGTGTAAACCAATCTAATATAACGATTACCATATTTGATTGGAGAAAAGAATTGTGCCACAGTACAAGCCCTTGTTTGAATCAGAGAATCAGGTACACTTACCTCAACCTCATCAGCAGGACTATCAAACCCCTCAGTTGCAGCAGATTGTACTTTAACCTTAGTAATCTTGCCGGAAGTCATTGGTGTGGTCAGTTTTACGTCAAAGTACAGCGGATGCATAAACCCGCCTGTACTTCCTAAATCAATAACATTGCTGTTTGCGCTTGCGCCGGTAACGGCCTGATTCTCAGACAGCAATAATTGAGCATCAATACGTGCCATTTTATATTCCTCCTTTTTAAACAAGCTGAGATTCAGTATTCAGAATAGCTGCGCAACGCTGGAACGGAACGCCCCAGAAATTAACAACAGGTTTTCCTTCAACTGTATCAATAGACAGCATAGTATTTTTGTCATTACGTGCAGCCTTAGCCATAAAAGCCTCAAACTGCTTATTGCAGAAGATCTGCAAATTAACATTATCAGGATTTTCAATCTGATAATAACCCTCGATCAATTTGTCGAAGATTGTAGTAGTAGCAGGATCTTTTAAATCAACATTGGCCAAACGCACAACATAACGAGGATCTTTAACCGCAAGGCCCATGGACCAATTATATTTATTAGTATGAGCAAAGAATACCTCGCCTTTATCATTTGTTACTTTTTGTTTACCCAAATATTCATGAGTAAAGCCTGCGGTGTCGCCTTCTGGGAACAAGCCGTATACCTGCTGCTCTCCAAAGCCTACAAACCATACAGAAGTCAGATTATCACCTGTGCCGCCGCAATCAATAATTTGGTCTGCCCAAATATCTTCCTGATTGGTCTTACTGTAAAAATAAGCGCCTAAACCAGTGAATCCTGCAGGGTTGATCTTCTCATCGCCATAGAAAAGCGTAGTCGCCATTTCTTGGTTCATTGCTTCAAGAAAAGCAGCATTCTCACTCATCATCCAAGAAGCCTGCATATTATTCTTTCGTGCAAGCTTTTCGTCGATTTCAGCCAGCGCTTCCATCTCGCCGCAAGTAAAAGATACTTGCTTAGTTTTAGACTTGCTCGGCTTAGTCCCGCGGTTAATCATTCTCCACGCTACTTCCGGCAAAGAATAACGCAATGTAGCTTCCTCATAGTCCTTAGAGTTACACATTTTGAACGGCATAATTTTTAAAATCTTATTTGTTTTGCTTTGCAGTTCAATAATTCTTTGATACTTTTTGTCGAACCCTTGACGAGACGCAAAGTCTTGAAGGGTTGCGAAACCTGTCAAATCTGGCATTATTTACCACTCCTTAATATTTTTATTTGAACCCGCCGCCGGGGAAAAACAGCTCGGCGTCGCCCAGTTCCTTAGATTTAGGTGCTTGCCCATCAGGCGGTTGGTCTTCCATAAGCAAGCCTCCAATGTTTTGCAGCATTTTTTGTATTGCCGGATGATTGGCTACACCTGTATTTACAAGTACCTGCATAGCCTCACCACCGCCAAAAGTATTAACAGCTAATTTAGCAGCAGCAATGTTCTCACGAGAAATAAGCCCCTGCTTTTGGCATTCAGCAGTCCAACCGTCTACAATTTCCTCCTGCTTATGCATAACGTCTAAAACTACTTTGCTATGCAAATCAATCAGCTTAGTAGCCTGCTCCTGAGTAAGCTTTGCGTCTTTAGCAATCGCTGTAAAATCAGCTTCCAATTCAGGAGAAAGTTCTAGCCCTTCCTGTAGGCTGAACTCATATTTGTCAGGAACAACAGGCTCTTGCACAGGATCATTAAATACATTTTTAGGTGTAGTCGCAGGGTCACCGTCACCTGCAGGCGTTGGCTCTCCACTCGGCTCAACTACTGGAGCAGGTTCTGTTACAAATGGGTCACCGGAAGGAGCAGGTTCACCGCCTCCACCAGCACCATCTGCTTCAAAAAACATTTGTGTAAACTTATTCATGTCTTACCTCCGCTATGTCGTTATCTACTTTAAAAAGGTCATCATCTTCTAAATCAGGAGGGTGTCTAGCACTCTCTGCTTCATTACGCATCAGCATTTCTAAAGAATGTCCATCGTTCAGCATCCGGATATTCTTTAACAAATCAACGCCTACAGCACGTTTACCTGATAAGAAAGCATTGAAGTATGGCTCAGCTGAAAAAACCGCTGTTTCGACCTCTGTGCTTTCCAAAATGGCATAAATAAAACGCCGTCCGTTCTCGGTCCGCATAATAACGTCCAAGTCGTCCAGCGCTTGTTGTGCAAGCATATTCATTTTTTTGTTTTTCATTAAATCCCGCCTCCCAGCAATTGATCTAATGCATTGCCACCATTAGCAGGGGTTTCACTCATCAACCTGGCCGCATCAGCATAATCCCTAACAGCAGGCGCAGCAGCAGCCATCTGTTCAGCTTGCATTTGTTCCTGCTGTGCCTGAGCACGCTGTTTGCGAAGTTCAGCTACTTCGTTTTCATCACGCACTATCTTTTCTTTGACGCCAGTAGATTCTGCGAAACCTCGTACAGCTTCATCAAGATTGATGATATCAAGCACTTCAGGCTGAGCAGCAGCAAGATAACCAACAAATCCAACCGTACGCTCAATAGCAGGTATTTCAACCATTTTCTGGGCTTGAGCCAAGATAGAAATGAAGGATACTTTTAATTCGCTTTTGTCAATTTCCTCCGGCATAGGCGGAAACAACCCATGTCTCAAACAAATATCAAAAGTGCGAAGCGTCATAGGTTCTAAAACCTCATTGTGCATTTGCTCAAGTACCGGGGACAACATCAGGAGCTTTTCTTCATGCCGCTCTGCAATCTCACGCGCAGTCATTTGAGGTCCATCCTGAGATGTAATCATCATAAACAAATCATTATAGAACGTTTCAGATATCGACTGCCGTTTCTCCTGAGACAATGCTCCTATGCCTTCATAGGCCTTTGCTCTTGGGTCTACAAGTGGATAAGCCTGCTGTACAGTTCCATCAGAATAAAAATTTATTCCTCCTGGCATTCTGTCAAGCTTCTTCATTGAAGCAGGAAATGCCATCGCCGGATCTGCAGCATTATCAATAGCCCTAAGTTTATTCTTCTCAATCTTCTGTAGCTGCATACAATCGCCCAAAGCATTATGTCCAGGTCCAGAGCCATATACACCATTTGCAATCAAGGTCCAGCGTGGCATGAGGAACGGGCATTCCCTAAACCCTGATATCTTCAGGAATTTGTCATTAGCACCTTTTTCATAGTGATATGAGCGCCAGGGGAAATTGCCTAAAGCCAATTTGTTAGGATCATAATCATCATTACGCTCTATAAGCATTTCAATATCAAAGTATGTTGTGATATTTCCGTTCTTATAAGCAGATTTCACGCTTTCCGATACGTTATCAATACCATATTCTTTAACGATTTGGTCTGCGCTTAACCTGAAGCGTCTAGCGAACGTATAAACTCTCCCCCTTGCATCTACACCACCAGCATATTCACCGCAGGTGTAGGGCCGCATCCATATGCCATAATTGTAGTCTTCCAGCATCAGAGAAGCCCCTGTACCAAATTGAGCCATTTCAGCCTCAATCTGCTGCAGCATATTATAAGCATTACTCTTAGAATAAATGCTGCTCATAATCTCCTGGCAATCATCTAACCACATCCTTACAGCGTGGTAATTAGCTTTTTCTTCATCTTGCAGACCAAGTTCAAACCAAGGCCTTGACGGCGATGTCAACCCGCTGTGGATACCAGCTGCACATTTACCAACTGCTTTTTGGGGATGTGGGTCTATAAGGTATTCGTCACGTCTATGCCCTTCTGTGCTTTGGATATCTTCCTCAAACCTGCCCCTTGTCGGATTTATATACCGGCTAAGCATCCTCCACGTTGGCTCATATTGGCTGCGCAATGTATAAAGCTGGGAGATAGTATGTTGTTTTCGTGTTAATTTATCGCTGTCACGCAGCATATCTTTGATATCCATAATCATTCTCCCAACAACATTTTCTTGACACTATCAGAAGTAAGCTGCCCACCAGTCTTATTGGTATAGCTTCTGCCACGAGCTTTAGAGAGTTTTTGAAGCAGGCTTTGTCTCTCTCCCTCTGTCGCACTATCAATAGTGGCCGCTGCTGTACTGCCAGGTGCGCTTTGTTTTATAGGCTCAACACTGCCACCTCCACCGCCACCACCGTGTAACTGCATCATAATCTTATGCATAGTCTCACCTCCCTTCACATACCGGCAAACGGATCATACGACTGCTGCCTATTATTCCCCAAATAACATTCTTTTTTAATTACAGGGTAGGCAAAAGTTAAGGCCAATGCATCCGCTCTATTAGGAGATGGTTGACCTCTTTTCTTCATATCATCCTTAGATTCAAGCTGTATTTGTCCTTTTAAATTAACACCAGCTTCAGGGCCTATCAAATCATTAGTTAAAATTTCATCATCCTCAATTACACCACCATTAATTAACCACTCTTTCATATTTCCCCACATCTCAGCCCGTTTATTAGCATAACCCAAATCAGAAGATTTTCCACCAAATGCAATAAGATTCCAAGATCTGCCCATTGTTTCGCCCGCACTCCATATACCTGTTCCATATCCTTGGTCTATGAATACAGCATCAGCATTATATTCGTCCTCAAATCTAGCAATAATACCTGCTGTAACAATATCGTTATCATTCTTTAAACAAGTATATAATCGTTTACTATAGAGGCCTTGCCTCAAGTAAACTACCAACTCATCAGGTCCAGTCCATGCTGGATCGCACCCAATAATAGTAGGCGCAAAGTTAAACTGTTCTTTCCTAATATTTCTGTTCTTAGCTTCTTCAACAATTTTTAAGCTAATAAATTGTAAATCACTTGCATTAGGAAATTCACCAAGAACACGAACTCGATATACATCACTGTCTCGTCCATATTCATTTGCAATACTTTCTATATACTGTTTTGAAACTCTTGGACTTTCTTCGCCATTAAATGTAAGTTTTTCCCAAAAGTGGCGGTTTATATTGTGGCTATTGTAAAAATAACCAGTTACTCTTGTAGGATTACTCGCCATTGCTACTCTTGCATTTTCTGCCGACAAAGCACTTCCTGCTGTTACAAAGACCTCTTCAAACACGCCCGACGCCTCGTCTACCAAAAACAAAATATTATCAGCGTGTATACCTTGCAATGCCTCTGGTCTATCCTTGCTTGCTGTTCTTGCCATAGCAAAGCTCCCTGTCTCACAAGTAAAATGGTCATTAGTCCATTCAAATAAATCATGCAGTTGCACTGGCATAGCATTCCACCACATTTTTAGCTCTGCCCATAAAGCATCTTTAAGTTGTGCGCTTGTGGGAGCTGTAACAGGAATCTTAGCTTTTGCGAAGCACGTTAAAAACCAAGGAATAATCCAAGCAAAACAAGTAGTCTTTCCTGTACCATGTCCAGACTTAACACTAACCTTAGCTCCCGGCTTAGCTATTGCCTGTAGAAATTCCTTTTGTTGATCTGTTGGCTCAACTCTCCATACTTCTTTCACAAAACGAGCAGGATCTTTTCGCCATTGTGGGATTTTCTTTTTCAAAAATTCGGCGTCTTGTTGACTAAGCATCATCTATTTCCTCAATAATTGCCGCAAGGCTTTTCTTTATTTCGACCTCATGCTTTTGTATGTATAGACCATCCATTTTATTTAAAGTATCTATTGCCCTTATCCTTGCATTTGGATCAGGTTCTTCTGTGGCGATCTTTGTTAGTAATTCCTGTCGCTGATTTATATCCATTATGTTTTTCTTGTCTTTCCTTGCTGCAAGTTCTTTCAGTCGAGCTTTAATATTAGCCTTTCTTAGCTTTCTTGACGCTGTTACTCCTGCAGAATTCTTGCTATATCCAGCTTCTATAGCTGCTGCAGTTGCATTCGCTGTTTTGGCAAAAGAAAGACAAAATCTTTCTTCTTTCTCTGTTAATGTTCTTTCTTTTGTCATATACTCACCACCTTTGCAAATAAAAAAGCACCTAACCGAAGTTAAGTGCCTTTATATTAAGTTATTCGATAGTCATTGTTCCTAACTTTTCTCTTAAAGTGTTATTAACTATATTGCTCTTTGATACGATTTCGTCTAATTTAGAAGTAATATCCTTTAATCTTCTCTCTAGTCCGTTTGGAGCGAGACCAGCTTCTTTACAGACAGTACCACCACTATTAGGATCGCCCAATATGAACAACTGTGTATTCTCAACACTTGAATTTAATATCCTAGTAAGACGTTCAATATTTTCTATTTGTTTTTCCAGCGAACCCTTTTTTACATCACATTCTACATCCCAATCACAATTCGGAGTTTCCATACAAATATCGTTCATCATCGCACCTCTTATTCTATATACTAAATTAAGCGTATTTCGCTAACACCTTTAAAAATTCATAAAATTTAAAGGTATTATTGCCGCTGTATTACCCCAACGGCAGGGTAGTGTCCAAGCGCTAAGCCTGAACGTTTCACCTTTGCAGGTTATCCCGTTACTAGGCTTCCCTGCGATGTTTTGATACTACCAGTGCGGCCGCTGCAAGCCGCACGGTAGGTGCTATGGGTAGTTATCCGCATCATTCATACGATAAATTGCAGCTATCATATGCCATCATACGGCGAACGCCATAGCCAATATATTAGCATACGGTTTGCCACTTGCTCGGATAGTGAGCGGGTTACTGCGTATGCGTTATATCAAAATAAGCTATTTTTGATAAGTGGATTTTCCCTACTTATCAAAATCCATGCTTTTTGATAAATCATTTAAAAGCCCTCAGCCGCAGCTTTGGGCCCCAACTACTCGCCCGCAGGCTTTCGTTAATCCTCAACAACATGATCTGATACATCATGCTTGCAACTAAGGCAGATACTACAGAACATTCCCTGTGTCGCAAGGTCGGTACAGTCACATTTAGTACAATGATAGCCCCAATGGTGTGTAACTGGTATTGCAACGCAGATTGCTAATGCTATCAGTATGCCTTTAACTTTCTTCATTTCTTACTCCATCCTGTAAGCCTACTTACTTATAATACTATTTTAACTCATCAGAACAGGTAATTTGTCGGATACATTTTTAATTCTCAATAATTTTTTTTCGAGTGCTAAAACGACAGCATCGTTTAAAAACTCTTCGCGACGCTCGTAGTAAGTATCTCTATTCATCCCTTTTAGTCCAGCAATTACTCCTGGCGACTTATTATATTCATAACGCTGGAACATAGTATCTCCTGTTGCTTGTTTCTCATGAACCTTATACGTCTCAGCTATTACTTCAAGCCATGCTTCAGGATTTATTACTATAGTTTGATAAGGGCCTTGTCCCCACGAAATCATCTTGATCGGTTCAATATTCTTTAGTGCAGATGTTTCTGTTGGATTACTGATAAAAGCATGACCTCCACCCCCAGTATGCCCTTTCTTTGCAGTACGCTGCTCTCTTTCATCATCAACAGCTTTCTGAATATATTTCCTATTCAAAAAATACCACTCTGTATGCTTTCGTAACAGTTCTATTAGCATATCAGTCTCCTTCTAGCTTTTCTTTATAAAGTTCGATTGATTTATTTTTAAACCCAAACCCCTTAAAACTAATATAAACAAAAACGTTAATATCCAATGTTCATATACAAATTCAAATATCCATTTTATTAGATCAGGATAATTCATGTCTTCACTCCTTAATCATCACATCAGGTAGCGTCACAATCATCACAAGGGCATTGTTCTTCTTCCATTTTTATTCACCGTCCCGTCTGTTCCATGCTGCTGCAGCTTCTTCTTCTGTTGGCTGAAATCTCCCAACAGTTGCGTCACATTCTAGATTTGTACAGATCACATAATAATAAGGATTAATTGGCGTTCTTTCCATCTTAGCTTTGCTACCGCAGAACGGACAAGGTTTTAATTTAGTCATTTTGGCACTCCTTCAATTTTTGTCTGTGGTAACAACTTAAATGTCTTACTAACAAAACCATCACTATACCTAATAAATGCCTCGCATCGTTTTGTTGTAAAATGCAGTTCTTCTACCTCTCTGATGATATAGGAGCCGCAAGTATCATCGCAGTCTGATTCGCAGTAAGCTTCGTCATAATCATATATTTTCGCATAAATAGGTTTACTAATATCAATCATCTACTCCACCGCCTTAAACTTCTCTAAAGTCAATATTCGGGTAACGATATAGCAGCATCTTCTTTTTCAATAGATATACCGGTGTTTTCATACCCTTTGTATCAACGTAATAAACGTGACCGCCGGCTTCCGTCACCTTAAAATCAGCTCGATAAATGATTGGCCTTATCTTTTTACCTTCGCGCTCATATCCAGGCTGTAAAACAAATTCTGGCTGTAGTTCAACCTCTTTTACTGTACCTTCACGCACAAGCCAGTGTAAATGCCAGTAATAATCAGCTTCTTTTTCACTGTCGAAACGGATACCGTCTACCTCGGTAACTCTATTGCCATATTTCAGTTTGGATTCTGTCCCTGGTAGATTCGCCGGCGCCGTTACGCTGTCCGAACGTATTTTACTTACAAGGTGTGCTGGTAGCTCATTCCACGTCGTCATTTACTCATGCCATTTCAATCGCTGCCCACAATGGCAACAGCATCTATCTTTTTCATACTCTTCCATATCGTTATAACCAACAATGCCACGGCAATTAGGACATAGTATGTCGTCACATTCATTCTTTCCAGTGAGAATAGGATATGTCGGAATACCCTTTTCTAGATATCGAGCAACCTTGGCTCCGAGCTGGCTATTCTTCCCGTGCAGATGTCTAAGTGCCGTCAGTATTTTCAGTAACATCGACGCCATCATATTTTTTATATTTATTGGTTTCATAGTTTACCACTCCAAACTTATATTAATCAGTAACTCTGTCACTGGCTCTAGCACCTTTGCAAAACACAACCCAACGAGTATTAACTCTTTTATCCCCAAATAGCGGCTGTTCCGGTGCAAGTTTTATAACCTCGCTAAATGGTATCTGCTCTGTATTCCACTTAAAAACCAAAGTTCCGAATGGGCGCAGCACTCTAAAACACTCTGCAAATCCTGCTTTAATATCAGCTTTCCAGTTTTCATCCAACACCCCATATTTCTGCGCCAGCCACGACGTTTTACCAGCTCTAACCAAGTGGGGCGGATCAAAAACCACTAAATCAAAGTAATTGTCTGCATATATCATTTTTCTAAAATCGCCAAAAAGTCCAGGGGTAATTTCCAGTTTCCGCCCATCACATAGCGTAGTATCCAATTCTCTGTTATCCTGATAAACTGTATATTTATTATCTCGATCATACCAAAACATTCTACTGCCACAACAAGCGTCAAGTATTCTTGTTCTCGTCATATTTTCAACTCCTTATATTTAAAAGGCCGCCCCCTACGGGCTAATCACCTCCGCAGGGGTATACTTCCATTTATGCTTGTATATAGTTAGTATGCGCGGCCGTTTTAACTAAAATAAATTCATTGTCCTCACTCCTGCTCGCTACTTATGCTAACGCATTCCTTGTCCTGCAATCTTTTGAAGTTATTAAATATCTCCCGTGCTGTAACAGCCCGCGGATCATCTGACCACATCAAGCAGTTCGGGCAAATATGCACCTCAAAATATCGACCTCTGGTTACGTGACTACCCGCCGTTGTATCCTTATGGCATATATCGCAATTCATAATCTCACCTCAAAACGGTTCTGACTTATTAGTGTTCAGCTTGTCAAAATGTTCTTCGCCTAAAATCTGTAGTTCTGCCATATCTGCAGCAAGGTTATACATTTTTGCGTGCTTATTATTTCCATGTGTATCGGTAACCTTAGCTCTAAATTCGGCAATAGTCCCTAAGAAACAACCACAAGACACTGTTATACCTTTGTCTTTATTTTTGAAAAATGTCGTAAAACTAAATCTACTACCAATGCGACCGATCAATAAATAGTCAGCGTTGCCGTACACCCTAGCGTTGCCGCACACCTCAGCGTTGCCGTACACCCTAGCGTTGCCGTACACCCAAGCGTTGCCGTACACCCTAGCGTTGCCGTACACCTCAGCGTTGCCGTACACCTCAGCGTTGCCGTACACCTCAGCGTTGCCGTACACCCAAGCGTTGCCGTACACCCAAGCGTCGCCATTTTGCGCTAAGTTATCTTCTTTTTCCACATATCCACCAAGTTCACCAGCTTCAACACTTCCAAAGCTAATTAAAGCCTTAATCCTAAATAATTTCTTGCCCCATTTTTTTATAAACTCTGCTGTCAACTCATACTTTTTCATAGTTACCGCTCCTTTAAACTTTAGCTAAATCACCTTGACGACATGCTGACCGTTTTGGTACTACATCAGGCACTAACGGATGATATTTATAACACCGCTCACGATCAGCAACCACATAAGTAAATCCACTTTCTTTGTCTACTCTCAAAAACGGTTGATGTCCGCTGTATGGGCAATCAACAGTGTTAATACATTCAGCGCATTTTCGTTCGACGTCTGCGATAAAGCTGATATCGTTGTAATTACGCTTTATAAAGCTATCATCGGCGTCAGGAAAAATCCTCTTTGCTGCAGCTCTAACTTTATCGCTCACTGGCTGCCGTAGTTCGCCAAATGTTTTACCGGCAGCAAGATCAGCAAATAGCTTCTTCACAAACTCATTTGCCGCTTTAGAATTACGCTCAATAGCTTTCTTTTCTGCGCCGATTTTATTCTGCCGGACTATAGACAGCGCTGTATTGATGTCGAACCACGTTGCCCAGCGCGTATTGTTATTAGCTACCCACTCAACAGCTTCCGCCCAATCATTGACCTGTGTATACTTGTATTGTTCCAACGTTTTAGCCATAAAGTTTTCCCGCTGCACATCATTCATCGGTGGTGGAGTTAAGCCAGCTGCTCGCCATACCACAAACGCAGCCTCTATATCGCCTATATCAAGCATTCAAATCACCTCACCATGCCCATTCTTTTTTCTGCTCTGTAACACGTATCTCATCTTCCCAACGCCTGTCCTGCAAGAAGGTTTCAGGGTATGGAATATAAGCCCCGTTGTTCTCTTTCCAACGGCTTGTCTGTTTATACCGCTCAACAGCAGCTATGATTTTTTCGTAAAGCTCCACACAAGGATCAACAAGCTTGTTCCACTCGATTTTAGCTACAGGCTTTTTCACTTTCACCGGGTATGCTTCCCAAAATCGGGCAAAATATTCTTCCCGCTCACAATCAGGCGCTTCTTGTTTCTTTTCGTTTTGTTTATTATTAATAATATTATTTATATATACTTTCTTCTCCGCGCGAGATTGTGTTACAGGTTGTGTATCAGTTTGTGTATCAGTTTGTGTTACAAGTTGTGTTACAGGTTGTGTATCAGTTTGTGTTCGGTATACGATACACAAATCAAATATCTGATAAAAACCTGATCGACTACCTTTGCCGCCCTGGTATGAAATCAGCCCCATCTGAATTAGAGTATTCCTATGCCTACTTAATTCAGTCCGAGAAATTCCACACACCGATTGCAGCATCGTGCTGGACACGGTAAACTCTTTTTGCCAGCCGCCTAAATTGTTAAAGTGCAATAATGCCATATACAAATCAGCAGCTCGGCTATTAAGTTGGTTGAGTAACCGCCAGCTCCAAAACGCATTCATCTGTGCAACGTAGTTCATAATAATCCTTTCAGTCGTCTAAATAATTTCTTCCGATAATCTTCATAAATTCTTCTCTGCTGTGAGTTTCTTCAAACTTACGTTGACATTCTCTTTTCAGCAGTAAATCTGTTTTCCTATCCTGATGCGGACCGTTCTTCCCCTTATGATATTCAGGGGTAAGCCAAACTTTAAAGCCGTATCTTTCACTGATTTTTCGTAACGGACCAAAGAAACAATGATGCTCCTCAAGTGGCACATTTTGCGCTCCAGATAGGTAACAATATTTTTCTTTCTGTATGATACTCTTAGCCATCTTTAACGCCCCACTCCATGATTAGGTCATCTAATTCTTCCTGCGGCCTAGTTTCTACGCCAATATCTTTTGCCATAGATACCAAACAATCTATAAAACGGCTCATCTCTTTCGTGTCATAAGCACTGCTACCGTAATATACCCTTACATTGCTATAGCCTTTAATGTTCTGACATTCACTAACCAATTCAGCTATCCAGCCAACACCATTACTTTGCCAAATTTCAATAGTTCTGTTTACAGCGTCAGTTGGCACTGGCCATATTCTGCCGTAACCACATTCCCTGATTGCCTTCCTGTAAACATCTTCCTTGCTGTGAAAGCTCTCTTCTGACAGCTTTTCTGCTATCTTTTGACACAATACCCAAGCGTATTTATTAGCGTCGTTAGAACGCCCTTTGCGCCATTGCTTGACCTCTACAACATACTGCTTTTCAGGATCGATTTTATTGATTTCTTCTTCCTCTGATAAAGGGACAGGTACTACTAAATTTATGTATCCCATCCCTTTTAATGTCTGTAACCCTTTAACCGTGAACTTCATTTCATCCCAGCTGCCTTAGAATTGATCATTGATCTAATAGCATCATAAGCATCAGAATATTTTTCATCTTCAAGAATTTCTTCTAAATTTTTCAGAGTTAAATATTCTACGTCATACCATTCGTTATTTCGAGTACTTTTAACTTGACACTGAATACCATTTATAAATCTTACATAACCAGATGCACTGGTAGACGTAATTTGAATTGGGCTTTCTTCTTGACGTTTCTTTTCTTCACGTTTATCAGCTTGCCGTTTTTCATGTTTTGTTTCATAAAAACCGCGATATACAGAAGCCGCAACACCAACGTACTTCAAAGCATTCCCGAGTGCATCTGTTAAACACATCTTATAAGCTTCATCATTAGGTTCAATCCCATTCTTATTTTTCTTTACAATCATATCGCCACCATAACCAGGGATAGGAGCACTCCAATTTTCACCGTCTTTTATGAACAAATTCACCTGCATAAAAAGCAATATTCTTCCGTCATCCTGCATACAAGTAGTACGTATATCAACAATTTCAAATTTCCAACCAATTCCACACATCCCATATTTTTCCGTCATTGCTTCTATTTTCCATTGCGGATTAATATCACTTTTACCACGCAATGCACCAAATTCTATTTCTTTTAAAGCATCTTTTGGCGGATTAGATACAGCTGTATATCTATCGTCCATCATAATGCCCTCCCCGGATAGCTTAGTATCATCTTGCTACGTAATTCAGCTGTTGTTATTCCCTGGTTAGGTTGATAATCTTCAATTTTATTTTCAATACTATTTGCACTACTTTTGATCCATTTCAGCAATGTACTGACTTTAGCTTCATCACCATCCAGATCATCCATTTCCTTCAGATTCTCTAGAATAGCCTCTGCTTCATACCGAAGCGAATATACTAAATCATCAAATTTATCCATACTTGCAATCCTCCAATTCTTTTGCTAAAATGAAGGTGGACGCTAAACTTCGTAAAATTTACATGTCCACCCTGAGCTATCGAAGCTGCAACTTCGGTAGCTCTTTTTCTTTTGCCTATCATCTCAACACCCCTACTGTCACTACAGCAGCCATAATAGCAATGTATGTTCCGACAAATATTGCAGTAGTTGCTACGGTAAAATCTCTAATCATAACCCTGCCACCTGCCCCATAGCGTAACCAATGTTGTAAATCATTCGTACTGCTACCAGAGTTGCTACTACAGTCAACAGCCACATCGCCGGATACCTTGCAATACTATCAAGTAAGCCTGCTGTTAAATCAACCGCTGCTAAGTATGCTAAGTGAATGTCTTCATAAATGTTCTTCATTTTCTCATCTCCTATAAAGCCTTTAGCGCTGCTTCAAAATCAAAATTTTTCCTTCGCTTACGACTTCGCTTTATCCCATTAGATCGATATTCCATATTCTCACGCATAACTTGTGTCAAAGCTTCGTCAACTAACGGAGGATATAATCTATACACCTTACCAATCCGAAGGTATGGGACAATTCCTTCACGGCAATATCTTCGGATGGTAGCCAACGATAAGCCTCTGCTTTTCGCATACTCGTCACACGTCACAAGTTCCATCTTCCTGATCCTCCTTTCTTTCAATTTCATCAAGTTCCTTCTACTTTAGGTAGAGTTACTTGTTAAAAAAAATAGTGTCATACGAAAAGCCTAAGTTTTTCGAAATAACCTTTGCTTGACCAACGGTAACACTATCTGGGTTTTGTTCAAGTTTACGATACGTTTGAACATGGATTCCTAGAAGTTCCGCCATATAATCTTGTGTCTTTTCTCTAAGTAACCTGGCTTGTTTTAACGAAATATCTTCCATTTTATCGCCTCCTATGTGTTGCCTCTGATAATATTTTAATCTACTTTCGGTAGATTGTCAACCGCTAAAAGTAGATTTTTTCCATATCATCATTGATTTTCTTCTACTTTCAGTGTATTATATAAAAAGAGGTGAAATCATTGGGAATAAAAGAGAACATAAAATTACTAAGAGAAAAATATAAACTATCTCAAAAAGATTTGGCCCTTATCGCGGGAGTTACGGATAAGGCTGTTTCTACATGGGAAAGTGGTGCAAAAGAACCGCGAATGGGTGCCATTCAAAAAATAGCAGATCATTTTGGATTAAAAAAAAGTAATCTCATTGAAGATAATGGCCTTACCGAAAAACAGGATTATTACATTGATCCAGAGGCAGCAAAGATGGCCCAAGAACTTTATGAAAATCCAGGTATGCGTATATTATTTGATGCGGCCAAAAATGTATCTCCGGAAGATTTAAAAGTAGCTGCAGAACTCATTTCAAGAATGAAAAAGAAAGAAGAATACGAAGAGTAACAGGAGTGATAACCATGATATCAAGGGTGGTTCTTGCAGACCTTCCTTGCAAAATAGGTGGATATTGCGTTACAAATGCGGATGGAGAAAAAATATGTGTCTTGAATGCACGTCTTACCTATGAAGCAAACAGAAAAACTCTTCTGCATGAGCAGGAGCATATTATAAATAATGACTTTGATAACTATTGTTTTGTTGATGAACTTGAAGCTCAACGTCATAAATGAATTTAATAAAAACTATAAGTATAGAGGCACTAAATTATGGATAATAAATTTAAAATTAACACTATTAATCTTACTAACATTTTGTTATTAATTATCATATGTATGCTTTGTTTCCAAGCGTATCAAATAAATTTAATATCACAAGAAATTGATAGCCTTTGGCTTATTCAATCTGGTATAGATGATGTATCTGACGACTTGCGCTACATTCAACGTGAGCTGTCTGATATACAGTCTTACCTTATAAGTTTGTAAAAACATCCCTAAAAATATAATAAAAAAGGACGTGAAGCAATGTACGGCGACGGAACAATATGGTACGACAAAGCACGAAAAAAATATTGTTACGACTATTGCGACAACGATGGCAAACGTCACCGTAAACGCTTTGCCACCGAAAAAGAAGCCAAAGAATTTAAGAAAGAAATACGGGCAGAACGTGATAAAGGAAATCTTACATCCTCTTCTATTACCATTGGAGAATGGGTAATAGAATTTTTAGAAACATATCAAAAACCACACCTGCGCAGCAACAGTTTTGCAAGGCAAAAACAAAGTGCTAATAAGCTTGCTCCTATTGCGCATATACCAATCGACCAACTCAGCGGCAAAGAAATACAAAAGCTGTATAATAGCTATGACGGTGTTTTAAGTACCTCTTCAATAAGTAAGATACATAAGTTACTTTTCGCCGCTTACAAGAAAGCTGTGGCTCTGAGAATGGTACAATATAATCCAATGCAAGCTGTTGAGCCGGTAAAAATCAAATATAAAGAAATGTCAGTATTTTCTTTTAGTGAACTAATTCGCATCTTCCGTGTACTACGGACCAATAAATACTATAAAAAATACTACACATTATTTTATTTGCTCCTGGTACTTGGCTGCAGGATAGGCGAACTTCTTGCAATAAAATGGGAAGATATTGATTTTGATAAAAGAGAAATTTGTATACAACGCGCAAAAGACAGTGGTACTGGTCAAGTATTCCATGATCCTAAAACAAAAGCCGGTATACGTTATATTCCGATTGTCTATGATGCATGCATAGAAAGACTAAAAGCTATGCAGACAAGCGGTAAAATCACTTATATAAACGGCTTCGTATTTTGTACCGAAAGCGGCAAAGCCCTTAACTATGGAAATATCCGACGTGCTTGGGTAAAGATATGTGAGTTGGCCGGAGTAAATAAAAATATCCATACATTCAGGCATACATTTGCTACAGCAGCACTCACTAAAGATATACCCATCTTAGAAGTATCAAGGTGTCTTGGACACGCTGACGCAAACACAACACTTAAAATGTACGGACATGCAATGCCAGGATTTAACAGACATATAATAGACCTTTTTCAGAAGAAAAAAACAAAGAGTGCGACCAAAACTGCGACCACAAATCAACAAAGCTAGTTATATCAATGGTTTTCAAGTTTGCAATAAGCCCTCCGGAGCCGTGTGCGGTGGTTCGATTCCACTCGGGCGTACCAATGGAAAAGACAGATGCAGACTTGTTCTGCGTCTTTTTTATTTTGCATAAATCATAAAGAACGAAATATAATACTTCGTTTATTCTGGTCATATAAAACCCTGCTGCAAATTACAGCAGGGTTTATTTTCAAACGTTATATTCATATTTTTGAATCGAACCGACAGAAAAATGCACCAAATAATCAGGATAACCATCGACAGGGATCCAAAAAGAAACTACGTCACCTAATTTACCGACTTTTTTACGATAACTGGCTTCACCATTCTTCCACGCTTCTTCTGCCCTGCAGCCCTTGTGCTGTTCTAACGGCTCAACTAAAGCACACTTGTTGCCCTCTATGCGTCCTGTACTGGGTGCGACTTTATTGGCAGCAATAATATTACGCTTTTTATCAATAAGCATTGCCGACTCCGGATAATTATCCCACATCAAATGAAACGCTTTAATTACCTCTGCCTTTTCCAT